TCTCGTCGATTTTCCCTAATCCGTCTTCATTCATGTAATTCGCTCATAAGTTGCTTTATATCGTCAACCCATTCTCCTTTCCCTTCGAGTATGTATTCTTTCGTTGCTCCGGATAATTCGCAAAATCTTTCAAGCGCTTTTCCTTTTGGTATGGCCTTGCCTTCTTCCCACGCTTCGATTAAAGCTCTATTTACGTTTATTTCTTCTGCAACTTCTTTGATGCTGAATTGTATCTGATTCCTTATGTACTTTATCCTTTTACCTATAGCTTCGTTGCTTGTAGTCTGTGTATTTATATAGACCGGTTTTCGACTTTTCCTTCCCGTTATCAGAATGAAACCGCTACAAACTTCACAAGCTAACCCTTGCATTTCAAAGTATCTTACATAAGAGTCAACATCCGTTTCCGGAAATATCCTAAGCTTGCTTCCCTTCTTCCACATGTTCATCCCCCAATCTCGGTCTTATAATCTTCTGCCAATTATTAGCAAAGTCTTCGAAAGTCCGAAGCGCCATTACATGACCGTCAATAGCTATTACTTCCTGAGTGCTTTGGTAACCAAAATTCTTAATAGTCTTAATCATTACTTCGTGTTCGACTATACAGCCGATGCTTTTCAAATATTCGATTGTCTTTAAAGCATTTTCTGTCAATTCTCTCGGACCTCCTTCTCTAACTCTTCGAATAAATCATCCGTATAGCCTGTTTGCATACTTCGATAATCTCCAGGCTTTATATCTGATTTTTCTTTATCCCGATTTTCCCAGGTTCTTATTGAAGCTTCCCAATCTTTCATTTTGGTTTTTCCTACAAACCAATCCTTAGTTGTGTAAAAGTCTATAAACTTCTGGGCGTTGATTTTGTTGTTTCTGCTTCTGCAATATTCTTCAACCCATTCAAGCTTAGGCGGGATGATATTCCTTAGTGGTTTTTCTTTTCTACTCTTTTCTTTTATATCTATACTATTCTTATCTATACTATTCTTATCTGCGTATACATCTTGTATACATCTTGTATACAGACTTTCATCTTTAAGCGTATAAGCCCCATTTTCCTTAACTTCTAACATGCTTCGTTCTTCCTCATATTGGCTTTTATGAAAACGATCCTTAGCAATGTAGTTGTGCATCTTCCAATGTTTAATAACAATTACTCCGGTTTCATACGGAATAATGAATTTTTTAAGGATAAGTAGCTTTAAATCGTCGTCTGATGCTCCTATATTCCTTTGTATTCTTTTAGCGTTATTCACAAAACCTTCATCGTCTGCGTTCATGTTTAAGTGAAAATACAAGGCTTGTGTTGATAATGGCATATCTAAAAAAGCATCCGACTCAGTAATTTTCTTAGTAAACATCCTTTTTTCCGCCAATTTATTTGACCTCTTTTCTTTATTCGTTTTCAGGAAATCTCACTTTTGTAACAGCTATAGGGAACTCTTCAATTTCACTCGCCCAGACCGGCGTACATCCGCATCTTGAAAATACCAACGGAAAACCGCCTATGCCGTCAAAAAGACTTGCCATTGTTGCAGGTCTATCGTACTGAGCAACCATTTTCTCGGCCATATACTGCCAAAATGGTAAAGCTATTGAATTGCCTAAAGCCTTATATCTCGGACTATCTGATTCGCCTTTATGAGTTTTGCCTTTTGTATCTACCCAATCTCCTATATCTGTCCACCCGTCCGGATAACCTTGTAATCTTTCACACTCTAACGGTGTTAATCGCCTAACTACTGTTTCCATTTTTTCTCCTATCAAATAATTTATTCCGTCGTCTATTAGCGTATGACACGGATCTCCAGGTTTTGGATTTGATGCGTTTTGCGGGGACGTTATAGCATCCCCCCTATAAGCAACCGGTTCTTGTGTAATCATTGGAACATATCCCCCGCCCATTCCCATACTCGCTGGAAGTGACGTTGAAACTCCGTCCGTCTGAATAGTTGCATGATTTTGATTGCTTTCTAACAAAATAGGTTCCTTTGTTTCAAGTATGCAAGGATAACCTTGACCGGCTTGGCCTCCGCCAATAGTTAAACTCATGTGTCTGTCTTTTGTTAAAAAACATTCTCCATTTCCTTTTGATACAATACCGTCCGCCCTTTCCAATACTACCGGCACATTTCCGCCGCCGGTTCCGAAATGAGCTTGAACAGTTCCGCTAATATCTCCGAATGATTCGTAGCTATGCCTACGGCTTGCGTCAAACACTTCTTTGACTACAAAAGGCTGATTGTTTCCGCCCATGCCAAAAGTCGCACTAATAGGCTGACAAACTTCTCCCATTTCCCTATAGCGTGTATCTTGGGAATGATTCTCATATACCCTTGTAGTCATTATTTTCATTGGATCTTGTAAACAATTAAGCGTTTTCGATACTTCGATGCTCGGATTCCTTGCATTATCTTCCTGACCATTTCCGATACAGATTGCTTGACGTTTTTCGCATATAATCGTCGGCGTTCTCATTTCCCCGCTATCAAAAGCATTAAGAGTATCATTCACTTGTGTTTCTTCCCAACCTTGCCCTTGTTCTGCCGTTTGCGGATGCCCTTGTTTTCGATAAATTAAAACTTTCATCGGATCGGCCAAACAGTTTAAAGTTTTAGACACTTCTTCGCTTGGTTTTATAGCATCATGGACTTGACCGTTACCAATGCAAATTGCTTTATTCTCTTCGTTGAACGATACATTTTCCTTCGTTGACATATTGGCTCCCTACTCCTTTGTAATCTCTTGCGCACAAGGCTCCGATTGTTTCGTTGCCCCCCCAATTTCATTGTTTTTCATTACGCAAGGAATATGATGTGAGTCTGTAGCAGCTCCGGATATTGTCATTGTTTTTTCTTTGGAGATTGATGTATTATATGTATCTATCCCATAACAGACCATAGGCTTATTGTTTCCGCTTTCTCCGGCGGCCGCTTGCAAAGTAGGCATTTTTTCGTCGCTCGTTACCGCCCCGCATCTTTCGCGGTTAAAACCCATTACTGCAACTGCCTGTCCCCTATCACTCATAGGATTTGCCGGAACAGTATATGCCTTATCTTTTTGATAACTCTGCGACGGATTTTCCCTATCTCCGCAAGCTTGTGTTGTATATACCATTACGGCTTGTTGATCGTGCATACAATTTAAGGCGCCTACCTTATCAGATATTTTTGTTTGATCTACTTGACCGTTTCCGACACATACCGCCGGTCTATCTATTGTATTAAGCGTGTAACACTCGTTTTCTCTCCACCCTTTACCGTTGCATCCGGCAGTATCTGCTCTATCAATACCATTACCTTGTAAACAATAAACGGGATTGTCTTCAACCTTAGTTATAAGTGTCTGATCTTGTGATACTCCTAAAGTTCCACTCAATTCTGTCTGCACTAAAGGCCCTTTACCCGCCTTTTTGCCTTTACTGTCTACGTCAACGCCACCTCGGATTTTAAGGGTGTAGCTTGACGGATCAACGCTCTCTCTAACTGTTCCGGAAGTTGTTTCCCCCGTCGATTCGCTCGATTCAGTATTCCCTGACACGCCTTCGCGCTCAAAGAGTATTTCGGGTGCGGATTCTCCTCCAAAATCTGCGACAAGCGAGATTCTCTTGCGTCGCTGGGGTACTCCCCAAAACTGAGCATCGTGTACTCTCCAAGCAATGGACCACCCGTCTCCCATAATGCAACCTGAATTTGACCATTTACCCTTTGGAGGTTCAGGTATAACGGCATCTTCACAGACGACTTTGGCTGTTTCTTCAAGGACGGCTCGGAAGTCTTCTCCTTTATTGGAACTGAAGGCTCCTGGGACGTTTTCCCAGACCATGTATCGAGGTCGAATATCGTCATTTGATAATCCAATTTGTTTACTCCTTTCTCTCATTTCCTTAATGATTCTAATTTGCTCCATAAACAGACCGCTTCGCTCTCCAGCAAGGCCGGCTCTTTTACCGGCAACACTTAAATCCTGGCAAGGCGATCCACCACAAACAATATCTGTTAACGGCACTTCATAACCGCTTATTTTTGTAATATCTCCTAAATGTTTCATGCGCTCTCCCATTTGTGGCACTCAACTTCGTTTGAAGCTTCTTCTTCGTCCACTTCATCTTCACAATCACAACCGCTTAAATAATCCGTGTTTGTGCTTCCATAAGGAACGCTATCGTAAATAGCATGTTTACAGTTTTCGCAACATTTCATTACTCTATTTCCTCTATTTCAATTTCCACTCTCGGATTTTCTTTATCTATCTGGACTTCCTTTGCTATAATCCCTTTTACAAAAGTTTGATTATCGTTTTTGATAACTCCACACACTTGCATCGCGTCTTCAAATATCTTGTCAACAAACAATATGTTGCCTAAATCCCTTTTTGCATCCGGTTCGTAAAATGTGTATGTTAATCTGATAGGCTTATCAATAACCACATTTAATTGACGTCTAATAGCGTTTACACACATCATCTGCATTTCCTGTTTTGTTCTATTACCTATTTGCGGTTTTCTTCCGTACTGAGCTAAAACATCATTCCAACTCGGAAAAGTCTTGTTTCTGCCCCAAAAGTTACCTTCTATTACTACGATATAATTCATATTTCCTCTTTTCAGGGCGCCTTTTATTGACGCCCCGTGACCGTGATAATTTATTCCTTAGTTACAGAGACAAGTCTTAGGCGGCGGTCTTGACATTCGTTAAAGCTCCTTTACAGATAAGATTTTGTGAAAACTCGGCGGAACTCTTCTCTTGCTTCTTCCCCCAAATCATCAAAAGGCAACTGATACTTTTCAATAAGCCATTGTCTTTCAAATTCAAGTTGCCCGATTATATTTGACATGGCCTTCATTTTCGGATTTAGGTGTATAGAATTTTTGCTCATATTGTGGCAATCTGCGCATAACGGAATTGTTAAAGAATACTTCTCGGATAATTCCCGCTTGCCGTTTCCTTCGATCAAGTGATGAACATGTGTAGCCGGTCTATTACAGATCGCACATAAATCTTCGTACTTCGTTATCATCTTTAGTCCTGTGTTTCAAACTCTTCTGCACTCAAAACTTTGCATTTATAGGTATCACGGCAATAATCACATTCGCCGCATCTGCAATAGTTTTTCACTTCTCCGCTTTTAAGCATTTTAATCGTGCCTACATTCGCTTTTACTGACGCTAAAGCATCATCCAGCATCTTAGGCGTTAACTCGATAATCTGCGGCATTGGATGCTGTTTCTTATCTATTGCAGCTATATAGCAACGAAGAGTCTTTCCTGTATTCTGACGGACAATCTCACGATATATAGCGAGCTGGGTATCATAAGCAAAACCCCTATAAAATGTTTCCCAATTACCTGAGTCTGCTATGTATTTACGATGTTTCATGCTTGTATCTTGCGTAGTTTTAAGATCAACTATTGCAACATCCGGAATATAGCTATCCATTTTGATTTTGAACGGCAATCCTTCAATCTCGCCCGTCATAATGACTTGTTTCTCTCCGGACATAAATTGACAAAATAGTTCGTCTCTTAAAGTCCTTTGGTATAATTGAAGTGCTTGTCTAAACTCAACTTTTAATTCGCCTTTTGTTGTGCCTTTTGTTGAAACGCACTCGGGAAATTTATCTCCGATAATCTGGATCTTTTCTTCAAGTGGCATATCGTTTAATTCCCAAAGCGTATCAAGTATGGAACCTATAAGCATTGCCTTTGTTGTTTCTTCCTGATATTCGCCGTTTAGTTTTGCCATTACTCTTGCTTCGCATCCAGGGATTTCAGGTCTTCCGATGAAGTCTAAGTATTGTGAAGCACTACAATATTCGCGATCCGCTTCCAAAGAGTAGTAATTATCTTCATTTAGGGAAAACTTCTGCTGCTTCATCTGCTACCTCTCTCACTTCGCCTTCTTCGACTTCAATTACTCCGCCACCTTCAAAAGGATTTACGCCCTTAATCGGTTCGTCCGGTATGTTGTCAACATATTCAGGATTGCCGTTATCATCAATTACTGCTTGATCTCCAACATAAGCTCTTTCCATATCTACTGACATGGGGCCGTACTTTGAAATAAGCTGTCTAATCATCGTTTTGAAAGCCATTTTGTCAAAATCGCTCTTCCAAAGTGAAGAGTCCCAACCTTTGCGATATGCCATTGAGTATTTCTTTGCGTGATCTTCCATTTGTTCACGGGACCAATAAAGTGTTTTCTTAAAACCGTTTGTTAATATGAAATACGCATAATATCCAATGATTGGTAACTGCAATCTCTTTTCGTAATCTGTAATAGGTTCGAAAACATATATATCCTCAATCGGATTGTAACTTTTCAATTCGCCCTGGCGAATATCAGTACAATGAATTTTTTGGTATTGACCGCTTCTCATAGCAAGCTGAACATATCCTCTCCAGCCTAACTGAAATACCGCTTCGGTCGTTCCTGTCTTCGAATTTTTAAAAGGCACGAAGTAAAAATTAGCAAGCTGCGGACTCTGAGGTAAATTCAAACTCTGTCCGAGTAAAGCCGCATTAAGTAAACTCTTATTAGTACACTTCGCAAGTTCCGGATTAGTCGAAGTCGCACTAACCAACGATGAAATAAATCGCTGTGTATCTTTTGCTCCAACTATTTTTTCAATATTGTTTTTAATAGAATCTGTAGCCAAAAAATTAGCTATGCTTTGCTGTTGCGTTTCCGCTAATTGTGTATTTGTTGCCATTTATAAACTCCTTTCGATTTTGTTTTTGTCATATAGTGTTTTGTATTATTCTTTCCTGATTTGATATGTTCTAAGTTGTTGTCTGTCCATAAAAAGCGAATAATCTGTTTTGTAATGTTCTTTCCTAATCTGTCTTTTACTGTTCTTTGTTGAACTGTTGACGCGGATTATCCGCTATCTATGAACAGACTTAGAATCTGATAATGTTTTATAGTGTCCTATATTGTAGTTTTCTGACCTACGTTTTCTTGAAGTGTCCTGTGTTTATCTACCCAAAGAGAGAAAAATGTATTGTGCTTTGCTGTGCTATGGTTATTTGTATTTTTTTGACCTACTCTGTTATAAATTTATGGAAATACATTTTCCCCTTTCAGGATAGATAAACTCAGTTATCATTAAGTTAATGTTGTATTGTTGTCTAATGTACTGTCGAGCACTATGGTTTTCTGTTCTGTTCTTACAAATTATCAATAGCTTCAAAAATTGTTTCCAATTCCGAAAGCATCTTGTACCGTTTCTTTATTTCTTGAAGCTCAATTTTGGCTCTTCTTAGAAGAATCTGATACTCGTCCGGATCTTCAAGAAATAGTCTTGTGGGCTGATAAGTATTTCTCTCAGAAGTAATTTGAAATGCTCTGATTGGTTCCGCATCTTCGCTTTTTGGCACAACTACAAGCAACTGAATAATCTGTCTTGCTTGCTGCAAACGGTATTTTTCTGCCGCTATGCCGTCATTCCATTCAAAACATTTGTTCAATTCTGTCTTTTCATTACGGGCCTTTTCTAATACTTCTTCCGGCGTAATTGACGTGCTGCCGATTTCTTTGTAAATTTTCTGAGGATCAGCCTTAAAAATTCCGTTTATTTTCCACTTAACACTATCCATTACTTAACCCCCACAACTTTATATCTTCCGTATCCGCTTGAACGTCCGGATCCAATTCCTAATCCGAATCCAGCCAGGTTGACAATGTTGATAATCTGCTCTAATGAATAAGCTGTATCAACAAACGAAATTGTTATGTCTGCACTCCACCCTGAGAATCTGTTTAATCTCACAAGGACCGGCGCACCCTTCTTAGGACTCATTAGCTTTTCGTCTACGTGATGCTCTACGAATTTAATCGGGACCAGATTATCTCCCACGCCTACCACATTTACCGAAGCATTAAACTTCGTTGCGTACTGTGATATTTCATTTCTGACAACCGCATCTGCAAAAGACTTTTTAAGTCCGAACGCTGTCAAGCAAGGCGCATTGTTCTTTAAAGCATCTTTAAGGCCCTTTTCGCTCATATCTTTGGGCTTTCCGTTCAGCCAATGGATCGCTGTAATAATCTGTTCCCACTCGTCGGGCTTTTCCATACTCTTAGCCTTATCTTTGCGTGCATCTGTCAACGCTCTTGCTGTAGGATCGTTCATCTTATTAAGCACTAAATCGCTTGTTCCCTGAATTGTTACCGTGATTGTAGTCGGGTTGATCGGTTTTAACTCGATTACCTGTTCCTCGTTCTTCTTTGCCATGTCATTTTTCCTCCAAAATTTTCTTAATTTTCTCTAACGCAAGTTCCATAGAGTCGATTTTTTCCGATAAAGAATTACTATGTGCAACACAAAAATCATTCGCTCTTAATATTCCTTCAATGCCTGACAATTTGTATTTATCAGCAACCGGCAAATTATCGTCTGTTTCGATAAGCAACTCTAAATCATCCAGATAACACGCTCCGTTATGCTCTCTCATATACTCGCAGCGGTTCGCTTCGTCGCAAGTATCTTTAAACTTGCAAAACTTATCGCATGTATCTTCCAATGCTTTTGTAATAACTTCCTTACTTCCCATGTCCTCTCCTATCAATGTTTTACTTATGAAAACCGGTTCGCCGTATTTAAGCTTCGGTCTTTCGCTTTCAACAAGCACTTCCCGACACTTAACATCCGCTTCGGTTTCTGCCATAACTTCGTATATTTTGTTGTTATAATCAAACCAATCGCCTTTCAATGATCTTTCTCCTATAGCCAATCATGCTCAATTCCCAAAATATCGTAGACGTCTATAATCTCTTTCAGGCTCCATTCGACTTTTCCATTTAATCGCTGGGAAACGCTTTGCTGTTTCATACACAACCGGTATGCTAACTCTTCCTGACTAATTTTCTGACGGGCAAGTTCCCCACGGATAAAGTCATTTATCTGACGATATGTTTTAGTCGTCTTGTCGAATTTCATCCACTTTCTCCTTGATTTCCAGATAGCCGCATCCGATAAGTCCCGCCCATAAAGGCAAAAATGCGATTATCATAAATGACCAAAAGCGCCAATTCGTATATAATTCGATAAGTTCTTTAATCATCGTTGTATCCCCCTTCGTTAATCTTCTGCTTTACAGTTTTAAATCTGTTTAATAAGCAATCCTGACAAAGTTCTTCGTCGTCTTCCGTCACATAAAGTTCTTCCGGTTCCACTTCATCGCCGCAATCGTCGCAATACCAGCGGACCACATTTACGTTAGGACAACTATTTCCCAGGCAAGGAAGACCACAAGAAACACATTCATCTGTTATTTGTTTCATTCTTCTTCCTCCTAAGCACAATACTTGATCTCATACTCTGCGACTATTTTTGAGAAAATCTCTTTTAATCTCTTGTCGCTTTCAATAACATCCATTCTGCAAACCTTATCTATTGCCGTTTTTGTACTTCCCTTTTCGTTCATCCTGTTTTGAAGGTTCCGTACTCTCGTTGATAAATCGCATCCGGCTCTTTGTTCTAAAACCTTATACATTTCATTTCTAAGATCCGCATAAGGAATAGCCGCCTTTTTTGTTATTTTGATGATTTTGTCGTTTGTGGTTTTTCTCCAATCATCAAAAACCGGCTTTATTGCTTCCTTAATTGCTTCTGTGGTTTCAACGGCCTTTTGTGCGATTTCTTTTGTTTCCCGTACCTGTCTTTCGGTTTCTGCAAGTTGATTTACCATTCCTACCAAAAGCTGCATCTGTGGGGACAAATCGGAAACAAGATTATTGACTTTAAAATATGTGTTCACAAGACTTCTTTGAACATCCCACGCCAGATCGTCGGTAAAGGACTTAACCAGCATCAAATAACCTTGTTCGGTAATGAGTGCTTTGTCTCTGTGATCGTTGTCAGATACCGAAAATATGCCGTTTGTACGAATTTCGTCCGAGCTAACGCAATAATAATCTTCGCCTTCTATGAAGTGATATTTATTAGCATTAAAGTTTCTTTTAGCGGTTCCTTCCGGTCTGTTATGTACTTTGTCAATATCCGAAAAAGTAACTACTCTTTTACCTTTATATTCTTTAACGCTAATTTCAGTTCCCTGAATGTTCACAAGTTCGTTCATTTTTTCTCCTTTCATTTTTTTGACGAAAGGTATATAATTAAAAAAGATTTTTATTCTTTTTAATACCTTTCTTTGAAGTCGTCGCTCCAACGGCGGCTTCTTTTTTTTACTCTTCGGTTGTATTTGATGCAACCTTTTTGGCAAAAAAAATCTTGTCGCGTGTAGCCGGTGTGAATTTTAAAGCATCGCTAATTGATTGGATCTCCGATGCTTTTACCTCTGAGCCTTCAAGAATTTTATATAAACGCTGCCTGGAACAGCCTATTTTCCTTGCAAGCCAGATTTTAGATACACCGCTATTATCGACAAGTTCATTTAATAATACTGTGTCTGTCATTGTTTCTCCTTCCTTAAATTCGTTGTATTTAATGCAACTATGGTTATATTATCACTCGGTTGAATTAAAGTCAACAGATATTTACAAATTTGTTGTATAAAATTTCACTTTCTGTTATGATGTGTATAGGGGAGGATAAAGATATGTTGAAACTTTATTCAAATATTAAAAGATATAGAACAGAAAACGGCATGTCTCAATCTGAGCTTGCTGCCAAAGTCGGTTATGCCGACAAAACTATGATTTCTCGAATTGAAAACGGTCTTGTTGATTTACCCCAAAGTAAAATAGAAGAATTTGCAAAAGTTTTTGGAATTGAGCCTGGAGTCTTAATGGGCTGGAGCGATCCATTGCAACCTTTAAGAGAACAGATATTGCAAGATCAATTAAATTTATTCCAATATGAAGGAGATAATGAAGTTTACATCAATGAAATGCAATCAAGATTATCATTTGATACAGAATTATATCGTAGATTATCTGAAAAACAAGAAAAAGAAGAAATTGAACAAACTGAAAATGAAGATTTTAACGATGAAATGAAAAAAGCCTTTGAATTATATCAATTATACGAAAAGGCCGATCCGAATGTTAAGGCCGCTATTGATACCCTTTTAAAAGCAACTCAATAATTTCCTTAACATCGTCGCTTGCCTTTTGGTACAGTTCGAAAAATTCTTCCATACTCATAATCAGTCCTCCGAGAAGAACAACTCAACCGGATCTGTTATGTTATGAAGAATATCGCATAAGATGAAGATTTCAGTAATGGTAAAATCCCGAATGATATTTTTCTTATTCTGGAATTCGTCAACTGAAAGGCTAAGGCTATCAGCGACTTTTGAAACTTCCAATCCACTATTTTTAATATAATTATCAAGTAGTTTTGTATTTATCATAATATCTCCCCCCATTCGCTAATAGCCTTTTGTTGTTGATATTATCGTAACACCGATTTACCCACTTCGGAAGTTCCAGATATGGTTTTTCCGGTCCACTTATGAAACAAACCGATACCAAAAATGAATCAGAAGGAGCCAAAAATGACAATTACCAAAGATATTATCCTGAAACTTAAAGAAGTAAAAGAAGAAAAAGGCCTGTCAATAAACGATATTCTTAAAATGGTTGAAGCAAACAATGAGTATGTTTCAAAGACGACTATAACAAGAGTATTTGCCGAAGGCTCCGAAGAAAACTCTTTCAGATATGAAGAAACCCTGCGTCCTATTGCTAATGCTTTATTAGATATTGATACCATTGAAGATACGGACAATAGCGACACCCAGGCTATGAAAATCATTTTGAAGTATAAAATGGACACTATTCAAAACCTGGAAAAGCAAATGGAAGATAAAGATGCAGCTTTTGATAGAGAAAAACTTGCTTTAATAGATAAATTTGAAGTTGAAAGAAACCAATACAACCGAAGAATTGAATTTTTATTGTCTCAAATTGAACTTAAAGATAAGCGCATAGACCAATTACTCGAAGCGGTATTCCAGAAGGATATACAGAATAAACAGCTCATGGAAAAGTTCTTTAATTGTCATTGTTGCGATAAGAGGTAATAATTATGACTATTGAAAAACTCCCGTCAGGCAAATATCGAATAAAGGAAATGCGAAACGGCACTACTTATCGTATTACATTAGACCATAAGCCGTCAAAATCGGAAGCAAGAGACCTGATACAAGAAAAGACTATGGGTTTTAATAACAATACTACGTTTAATTCTGCCGCAAAGACCTATATTAAGTCTAAAGAGAATGTCTTGTCGCCTTCCACTCTTCGCTCCTATTGGACTATTGTTAATAACCTGGATAAGAATTTTTCAAAAATGCCGATAGACAAGATCACTCTTCCGGTATTACAAACTTTAATAAATGACTTGGCGGCAAAATGCAGCCCTAAAACAGTTAAAAACTACAATGCTTTTATAATGTCTGTGCTTTTGTACTTCGGATCTAATATCAGAAGTCCGCATCTTCCGCAAAAGAAAAAGGAAATACCCTACATCCCTACAGAAGAAGAAGTAAAAAGAATACTTGCGGATGTTAAGGGAACCAAATATGAAGTTGCTTTTATCTTAGGAACCTTCGGTCTTCGACGATCAGAAATATGTGCTTTAACACCGGAAGACTTAAACGGCAATGTTTTGACTATTGATAAGGCAAAAGTATTGAATGAGAAGAACGAATGGGTTTTAAAGGACACTAAGACGCCAGAATCAACCAGAACAATCGTATTGCCCGATTATGTGGTTGAATTGATAAAGACTAAGGGAATATGCGATTATGGCCCACATGGCATTTATGCAGCTCTCAGACGCTCTCAGGACCGTTTAGGTATACAACCCTTCTCATTCCATAAGTTAAGGCACTTCTTCGCGTCATATATGCACGATTTAGGCTATACAGACAAACAGATACAAGAAGCTGGCGGCTGGAAGACCGATGCCGTTATGAAAACTGTTTACCAACATGCTATGGAAATGGATAAGGCAAAAAAGAAAATGGCCGATCAACTCGGCGGATTATTCAGTTAAGATTATCCACGAAACACCTCTTAAACGCCCTATCTATCTACACGGCGGCGGGATTTAAAATTATGTTACTTTTCGATTTCCCGTAATTAAAGGCTTTATTTACCCCAAAAGCGTGAGGGTTCAACCCGCAGTGGACTTCAAAAATTTTATCCATAATTATCCACGGAATTTACATATCTCCCCGTAAATAGTGGCTTGTAGGATAAAGTTGTATAGTTCAAGTCCCGCCGCCGGCACTCTCAAAGAAAGCAAGAAAATACCGCCAAAAGCCTTTAAATAAGCGCTTAGGCGGATTTTTTATTTTCTCTTTTTACAACCTAAAATTGTACTCTATGGATAATTTTTGTAACAATTTTATCCATATTTATCCACGAATTACATCGCTTGCATCTGTTTAATCCAGGCTGTCTTCTCTACAAACTCATTGTGGGAATTTGTCCACTTATTCATCATGTCTTCTGGTATGTCAGGATATACTTTTTCTAAAGTCGAAACATCTTCCGATGCAAATTGATGAATATTCATAGCATGACCTAATTCCTGGATGCTCATTTCCTTATATTTAGCATACCGATTATTGTCGCCTTTGGCTTTATACCATAATGCTTTTTCGATATACTCTTTTGCGCCGTTTAGTTCATCGTCAATCTTTTCAATATATTCTTTGATCTTATTCATATTCTCTCCAAAATGTCTTAAATTTACATTATAATTGTTATTTTTGTTATTATTATGCAAATATTGAAATTATAAAGGGGATAGACAACATTATTCTATCCCCCCGAACAAATATTAGATAGTAGTTGTGGTAGTTCCGCCGCTGACTACGGGAGGAAACTGTCCAGCCGCATACGCCCAACTTGAAGGGAACCTAAGCACGTTTGAAGTGGCCGCATTAAGCTCCAACTTGCTTATCTGAGCCTGTAAAGCTTCTATCTTGTTCTGTGCAATCATATCCTTTACGCTCTGTATCTGAGCCGTGAAGTTTGCGTTTGTTGCCGCGTCTCTCATTGCTGCATCATAATTTGACTGCTGAATAAGCTGTTTTGTGCTGCAACAACACTCATTCTGATTTGCCAGAAGATTAGCCTGAGTCATTTGTAAGTTAGAAATATCTCTTGCAATCTCATTGTAAAGTCCCTGATTTGCCATAAGGCTATCATGGAAAGTCTGATTTGTAGCTGCTACGCTCTGAGCCGTTCCAGCATTTACAGCCGTAAGGATTTCTCTCTGGTTAGCCATTGCGTTCTGATTATCGAAACCGCGCTGCATATCGCCGTTTAAAGCGTTAACATTGCCATTTCCGCCAAAACCGAAACCACCGCCGCCAAAAAGACAAAGAATAGCGAACAAAAAGATTAAGCCGTCAATACCCATGTTCATATTATCCATAGTTTTGTTCTCCTTTCCCTAAGATTTATAATTTTGCAAAATTACTTTAATGAGTTAAGAATTGCATCCGGATCTACGCCTTTTTCCTTTGCAAGTTTATAAAAAGCGTCTTTAGGATCTCCGCCGTTTGCACATACATAGTCAATAGCCTGTTTCATTGCCGGATTACTTTGAGCCATTTGCTGTATAGCCGCCTGTGGATTTGAAGCCATTTGCATTGTCTGCATAAGCTGTTTTAATTGCGGATTCATTATGCCTGTTAATAACGGATTCATAGTTTACCTCCAATTTCTTCAATCTCTCGTTTATCTCTTTCAAAGTTGAGTTAAGCGTTTCCTTCTCGGTCTCTTCTTCTGTCTTATGATGTGTTATGTCAAACGCTTCGGCGGTTACATTTCCCAGACCGTCAGATACACACTTCCAGACGATCGGCGCCGTAGTATCTGCAATAAGTACAGAAGAGTTAGGACTCATTTTTAAAGCGGTAATACTCGCTTTTCCATTAGCTTGTAAAATCTGTTGCGGCGGTAATATCATAATTCCTCCTTGTAAAATACATTCTCATTGTTCAACACGCGAAAAACGGAAGAAACAACCCTGGATATAATAGTGATCGGAATGTCTTTCAAGTCTTCTTGTTTGAGTAATATATCTACAAACTTCTTCATATCCATAATTGTTTCCTCCTGATTTTATTGTATAAAAAAAAAGAGCGTGCTAACACGCACGCTCTCGGTAAGGTTTTTACATATTTTTTACACACGCGCCATTTTTACCCTGACACGCTTTGATAGATTGGTTACTTGCCTATAACAGATATTCATAGTGTCTGCTATCTGCACATTGTTCTTTCCGCTTGCCTTTAATTTGAAGTATTGCAATTCATCATCCGTAAAATTGCATAATTCAACATAACGGTCCAGCTCAGACGTTACATAATCCCTCAATAACATATCGTCGTCCCCCTTATTTAATTATTTATATAAAGCCGCCCATGTCTTCGGCCCAACATATCCGTCAACTACTAACTTTTTGCCGTCCGCATCTGTATTTTCGCTTTGAAACTTCTTTACGGCCGCTAAGCATCCAGGTCCGAATATCCCGTCGATGCCTTTAGGATCATAGCCTTTCTCAACGAGAAGTTTTTGAAGTATCTTTACCCATTCTCCTTTAGATCCCTTTTTAAGAACCG